TATAATAGCTTTAAGTTCTTCTTGCTGTTTCTGAACTTGTTTCTTCTGCTCATCTGTAAGAGGTTTATTTCCCTTTTTACCTGCTAAGAATACTTCGTTTTTACGAAACTTTTCCTGCATTTCGCGGATAGTAGCTTCAGCAGAGTCTACAGCTTCTTGCTTGCGCTTCTTAAACTCATCTCGCTGCAAAGCCGTTATAGTGGCCTCATACTTTTTTTGAATTGTAAGGTCATTCTTCCAGATAGTATCTGTTAAATCACGCTCTCTAGGAGTGCGAATCCTAGATTTATCTTTTTTATGAGCTGTATCAAGACCAAGTTTTTTATATAATTTATTTATCGTATTATAATAATTACCAGCCATTTTAACAGCTTTATCAGCGAAGTCCTCATCGTAAGCAATTTCTTTTTCAATTTGTGATTGTAGTTGCTTTTTCTGCTTTTGATAAGTTTTATTAGTATATTCCTTATCACCACCAAACAAACCAACTATGCCACCTGCTGCAAAGCGCTGCCACCAATTTGGCTTACTGCCATACTCTTCTTCAAATTCAAACTGTTTCTGAATAGCTTTACCGTAGTATTCAGCCGCCACTTGCATAGCCGCAGTAGCTTTAGCACGAGCATAAAGAGCATCAGTAAACTCAGTAGTATGTTCTACAAGAATCTTCTCAGCATCGTTTACATTATTGATAGAAACATCGAGTTTGTTAAACTCAGATTGATTATCTTTGACAAACTGTTTTTGCTTCTTAAGATTTCCACCAAGAGCCTGCCATTCTAAAGATAAGCGCCTAAGAGTAGCTATTTGTTCTCCAACTTGTTTAGTTGAATCTTTAAGTTTATCATTAATTGCACTTATAACATCGCCGGTGTCAGCAACTGCTTTTTGTCCGGACCAAGCAACCTGAATCCAGTGAAGAATCTCTTTACCGTTTGCAGACAAAGCGTAAAGTAATACAACAAGAGCTGTTTGCCAGCTGAGAAGAGCTGATATAATCTGTTTAGTTACCGATACCGTCGGTTTACCTTCAGCTCTCAATTTAGCATTCTCAGCTTTTACTTTTTTAATTTCGTCAATAACAATAGGTATATTATTAGAGATACCAAGGAAGAATGTATTAAGAGATACAGCCGCAGCAGGAAGCTCTCGAACTACTTGTGAGATAGATACGCCTAAGCCATCCCAAGATTTAGCATAATTACCTACACTAAGTCTGTGATTGCCAGTTGCTTCTTGCAACTTTATCATCTGCTGATAAATCTTAGCAGTTTCCGCCTCAAGGTCTTTACCAGCTTGAGTACCCTCTCTTTCAGCAGCAGACATTGCATTCAACTTTATCTTATTAAGAGCGTACTGAGCTGCTAGTCTGTTATAAGAGCCTTCAGCTGACTGGTTAATCTGAGCCTGATATTTAGCTGTTTGATTAAGAACCTTAGTCTGTAAATCTAGTTCTTTAATCTGAATATTCGTAGCATCAGCAGCTTGGTTGTATCTATTCTGAGCCTGAGTAAGAGCATCAACTTGAGACTTCTGAGCTGTATGAGCAGCCATCACTTCTCTAATCTTAGCCTTCAACTCAAGATAGCGTTGACCTTCTTCCGACTGAAGATACGCGAGTTTCTCCTCGGCTTTCTGCACTTTAGAAACCTGTGCCACGTGAACTCTTAACTGCTCATCCATAGCGGCCAACTTAGCTCTTTGCTCATTAATCTGATTAATAACATCCTGACCTCGAGTAGCTCTCTGCTCAGCAGACATGTTTTTATACATATCTATAAGGTGCTTAAGATGGATGCTAATTCTATTGTAAGAACCAGCTTGCAATTCAAGTGCTCTTTTGCTCTCTGCCGTGGTTCTATTAAGTGCAGCAGTTTGAGCTTTAAGATTAGCTACCTCTTTACCCATCTCAGTCTGAGCAAAGGCATATTCTTTCTGAGCGCGCTCTAGTCTTTGAGCAGCTCTAGCTGAGTCGTCTAAAGCTGCACGACCTTCTCTGGTAGATGTACTCATATTCTTAATGGCCTCTACCATCTCCTGCGAACCTTTCTTAATAGCAGCTACCATATCACCGTAGCTATCTATGAGCAATTCAAGTGATGCTCTAATTTCCTTTATGGAGCCATCGGATTGTACGAGGTCGCTCTCCTTTATTGCTTCATCTGCCATAGTTATCTATGTTTAATTCGTTTATAAGCTTTAGCTTCTGCATCAAGCTGTTTTTTAATATTACCAATTGTAGTATAAAACTGTAAAACAGTCATTTGTTTGGCATCTAGATTTGCCTTTTGACCAACCAGCATACATAAACTTTCAAACTGCTTATCGTATTTTAATTCAAAAGAGTCTTTACCGATAAATACACCCGGTTTATAAGATTTAAGCAGAGACAAGTCTATATCAGCTATTTCATTTGCATAGTCTTTGTCTTCTATTATGCCTTTTAGCTGCAAGATTGTTCTCTGCTTAATCTTATCATAAGTTTCTTTTTCTTTTGCTGAATCAAAGTTTTCTGGAAAGTAAGTTTCTAGCTCGGTCGAAAGTTTTTTTTTCAAGCTATATAGGATTTCTACAAGATTAAAATGCTTTACATTTCTAAGTTCTTGCAATAGTTCCTGCAAACTTGTATCTGATATACTCTCTACCTTCTTTCCATCAATACTGTACACAAGAGCAGCAAAGGCCATATACTTTGGTGATACTTCACTTACTATCATGTGCATATTCTGTCGCATATTTTGCAATTCCTGTATTGCTTTCTTTTTGTCATTTGATTTAATGAGTTTAGCAATTTGCACAATATGCTCATCTACAGACTCTATATCTGAACCAAGACCAGAATCAGTAATAACGTATTTGTTGTATTTCTGAAATCGCTCTATCGGCAGCTCATCTATAGAGTCATATATTTTTACGGTTTTATTAGCTAAGGATATTGTTTTCATACTATGAATCGTATTATAGGTGTAGCAAATACTGGTATAAAGAACCACGATGGGTCAAGCGTGATATATACCATTACTACAGAGATTAGTAAACTAAGCCAAAAGCTTAAGCAAAAATCGCAATCAAGCATTTTAGCTACTAATGTAAATCCGATTTCGTCACACTGGTTTCTAAGCCAGTAACGAATACCCATCTTACTCAAAGTGAGTATAATGAAAGCACTAAAAAGTGCAATCATGATTATTTGATAAATCGTTGGCATAATTCTCTAGTTGTCATTGTAAACTCAAATCTAAGTCCAGAATACGGATGCATAAAGAACATTTTATCCATAGACTGAATATTTTGACCTGAATAAACGTAGCTGTTATAAATTTTTTCTATTGAATATCCTTTATAGATATTTTCGAATCTCTCATAAACCTTATCGATAGTCAACCTACCTGTTTGTTTAATAAGACCTGGAGTAGTAAGAACTCTGATAATTTCATCCTTTACTTCTTCAGTATACATTGCATCATTGTCTGGAAATATAGTATCAAGATTAAACCAGAATACTAAAGCTCCTGAGAATGTAAACTGTGGTGTGGATTGCACTACTTGAGTAATATCTTGAGCATCGTAAATATCAAACCAGCAGAAATTACCAAAGTTATCATTTGGGAGCAGTGAAGCATATTCAGAGTTGCCGATATATGCTGCTGGATAGATAAACTTTCCACCATCTTCTTGATGTTCTACCAGCTTATAAGCCTTACCAAAAGCGCAGTCAAGCCAAGTAAGTTTATCTTTTAGAGTCTGCTGTATATCCTGTATTACTTTGTCAAGCAATACAGGATTATCTTTTATAGGAATGCGAATGCTTCGCTCAATACTCTTCTTCACCATTTTGCAAATAATCTTTAAGTTTTTCTGCTAATTCTGGTCTAAAGCTTCGAATAACCTCATTGAGATGTTCTCTAGTGAGTTTAAGTATCTTCTCGCCATATCTCTCTTTCAAGTATTTATGTTTATCGTCAGTACTAACTATATAGAATCCGTCGACATCGTAAATGAGTTTTAAGGACTTATACCACTCACCAGTATCTTTAAGAGTGACACGATTTGTAGGTTGTCCTTTCTTCTTTTTACGTTTTATAGTACTTGGAGCATAAGGTTTATATGACATGATTTCTACCTCGTCACCATTGATACCTCTATCGTAAAGCTGGTCTTGAGTAATAAGTTCAATTATTTCATCCTCATGCGCTAAAACTAATTTAACTAGCTCTTTGCCAAGGATGTCATCAAACTTTCTTAGCCTGTAGGCCAAATTTCTGATAGATAGACCGAATGATTTTGAAGCCATTATATAGACCTATATTTAATACCGTTATTTATGCATGGCAGACAAATTCTATCTAAGCCTTGCGTACTGATGCTAAGAGCCTTGAGAGCAATATCCAATTCATAAGTGAGTCCGGATTGGTGCATGCTATTAGTGTCTCCATCTAACTCGAGAAGTATATCCATCTTAGAAGCATTAATCGAATGGCGATTAGTCCTAACGTTTGGATTGAAAGCAAATTCACGCAAGAAGTCTATAGCAACTTGTTTTGCGAGAACATCTTGGAACATCGCTCTTTGCTTAATGATGAAATCTGTCAAGTCACAATAAGCAGATACTTCAAGATTGATACCGTAGTTCTTATCATAGGTGTAGACCATCTGTTCCTGGTCAAAGTTCTCAAATTGCTCTTCTGATACATAAAAAGGATGAATCTCTATGTAACGAGACCAAGCTTGATATGCTAAGAATTCGCTTCTAGAACAGGCTTTACAAGGGCCCGTAGACCAGTCCCTATCTTTGTAGATAGCAACTGAGTTCTCAGGAAGCTCTGACTGCTTGTAACCGAGGTACCAGCTACCTCCTGCATCTGTATTTTCACTTTCATAAGGCAGTAAGATATCTTCTTTTGGCTTGAACCACTCAATAGCTTTAGCAGTTTTCTTCTCAAACTCAAGAGTGTAAATAGGCTCTGGGTTACTCGAGTGGAAAATATAGAGAGTATAAGAACCTGGTTTTGTCATCTGAAGACCTATCTTATCAATCTTAACAGTTACGCCTTTAGACCGAACTGTGTCTATCTCAAAGCCAACAAATCGATTACGATTTTCAATAGCGTTAATAAGCCTACCAGTACCATCAAATAAAGTCTTATTCTCAATAAGAGCTTTAGAAGCTTTGTCCGCGAGCTTAGTATTGATAAACTTATTGATAAGCTTTACAATACTAGCTTTAGTTTTCTCTTCAAGCCATTCTGAAAACGGATTTGTCTCATCCCAGTAATCAGAATCAAGAATATCAGTTTCTTCTGGTACATCTTGAAGAGCTTTATATAGGGTATCTTCTATCTGTACTACTTCTCCCTCTTTATAGCTTTTAGAAGAATCATATTGCCGCCAGTTATAATTAGAGAAGTCTGGAGCTATACTTCGTAGATTATCCAAAGTAAGAAGTGGATGAATCTGCTGAAAATACATACCGGACTCAGTCTGAGTAATATTATCTGAAAGCTTAATATCAGACAAATCATAGCTCTGTTTCCATCCTACTAGATGGAGCATCTTGTCTTGTATATCAGTTATTCTAATCATGATATATTTCAGTTTAAAGTAAAAGCGGGAGGAACGAGACCTTTTCATCAGTCTGTCCTCCCGCTGGACCCATCCAAAGCTAATAACAACCTAAGATGCTATTAGTTTCTTCTAGATTTATATTTAGATATTCACCCAAAGAAGAGGCTCAATCTTAAGCACCCGCAACGTCAACCTGCTGTACAGGCAAAGCATAAGCAGCATTCTCACTTGAAATATCGAAACCGATGATTGGACTAGCCAAAGTATCAGAATCGCTATTATAAGCAGTAAGGAATGCTACGTCGACTGCGAAGCCGTAGTGCTCCTTGCGAGTACGTACCATGTCTGCAGTAGCTGCACCTGCGATATCGTGATAGTCGCCAACAGAATCGTAGAAGTAAGTACCACAAGGGATGTTCAACAATGGAAGAGTAGCGATACCCCACTCATGGCCATCGCCTGAAACAGTGCCAAGCAAGCAGTCACGCTCGAAACGGGTCATGAAACCAAGTGAACCGGCGTTAATAGCATAGCCCTGAGCATACTTCTTCGAACCAAGTGCCATGTTGTTGGTCAAGTGAACAATCTTGTTGCCGAACTCATTCTGCTTGTTAACATCGTTGTACAAACCGTGCTGAGCAAGCTTGCGCATAATGGACTCGACACCAGCGTCACCAACAATATGAAGCTGACCAAAGAAGTCATTAGCTGCCATGATAGGGTCGAGGTCGCCAAAGATGTTCTCACGCTCTGTCCACTTAGCGCTAATTTGGCCCTGTGTATTAGTGTAGAGCAGTGGGTTCTTGATAATCTTAGTCTTCTCAGCGGCAAGCTTAGCAAGAGCAGCCTGGTCAAGTACCTGAGCAAACTTGTAGATATACTTCATCAACTTAGTCTCGAAATCCTTCTGGATGACAATCTCATTGTTCATATACATTGCTGGAGCAATTGTAAAGCCGAACGCGTAAGTAGCGAAGTTAATCTGAACCATCTTAGAAGTATTCTCGCTGTCAGCAATTGTAAGAGTGCGGGTGTTACCAATGGTAATACCCTCGTCATAGTCAATTACTGGAGTCTCGAGAATATTGCCGATAGAAGTGCGTGCCTTCTGTTTAAGCTCCTCAGTAAGAATACCGGTTGGGTCATTGGACTGCTGAATAAAAGCGTCAAGAGCACCATAACGGCTAGGACGATACTCGTACTTATCTAAGTTCGAGTTTGAACGAATATTCTGAATTCGTGTTAGTACTAAACTCATAGTCTTTTATATTTAAATGTTAAACTAATATTTTGTACTGGTAGCGCATTACCCTTGTACGCCATTCAGCATATTATCGAATCGGAAGTTCTGAAACATTGTTTTCAGTTCTAATTTCAAGTGCCTTATTGCCAAACTCAGCATTATCTCGAGTCAGGCCAGTTGAAAGCAAATAGTTCTCAATCTGAGTATCAGCCTCTTGCTGAGTCTTAACTCCTGACAAATCAAGAATAACTGTCTTATGGTCGGCTGAGATTGGCTTCGTACCACCACCTGGTTGCTGCTTACCTGTATCAATAACATCCTTCAAACTGGTCTCCATCACCAACTCTTCAAGAGTATATGGATTGAGATTATTCTTAGGATTGTTAAGAGTGTTACCAGCAGCATCACGGAGAACTAGCTTCTTGCCACCTTGGCCATCATCGATGAAGTCTGGTGTTCCCTTGGCAAGAATCTCATCCTTAGCAGCGGCGAGAAGAATCTTCTTAACCGGTTCTGAAACATCAGCTTTAAACTTAAGACCAGCTGTAGCACTGGTGAAAGCGAAACCAACCTGAAGGTCTTTCTCTTTCTGCTCATAGTCCTTCTTAGCTGTGTCCAGCTCGGTTGTTTTCTGCGTAAGCTGAGTTTGGAGCTGTGTCACTTGATGGCGAGCATCCTTAAGTTGCTGTTTTACTTGTTCATCGGCAGCTCCGTCAGCAATCTTCTTCTCAAGCTCAGTAACTTTATCCTGTGAAGTCTTAAGCTGGGCAGCAAGTGTCTTAGAACTATCAATCTTAGTCTTATTGTCGTTGAGAACACGCTTGAGATAGTCATAAGACTTTTCACCATCAGTTTTAGCAACGCCTGTAATACTGAGAATATCAGCATCATACTGGCCATGCAAAGCACCTATTTTTGTACCAATTACTGTGGCTTCATCATTCTTAGAAAGCTCAGTAATGGCTGTCATTTGAGCGTCTGTAAGTCCTGCAAGGGCTGCGCTCTGTTTAAGCATTTCAATTGTTAACATAGCTTTGAATTTTTATTAGTCATGTGGAACTTCTACAAGGCTAGCTGCGTCACCATATGGGTCATTGATAACGCCTGTGATAGCATAGCCAAGCAATTTGTGATTAGCCTTAAAGAGCTGCCACTCGCCGTAAGAGAAGTAGCGCTTCTGTGGAGGATTTATCTCCTTACCAGTTCTCTTACTATATCGGTCACCAAATGCAACCATGACTACTACCTTCTCAGAAGCTGTTTTTGCTTCCTGAGCTGCTGAGACATTCTGCTTTAACGTCTCTTCTACAATAGCGAGACGGGCTTCAGCTGTCTTAAGTTCCTTGGCGTTATTGTCAAACTCCTTCTTCTGCTCAGCTGTGAAAGCATCAGGATTACTCAGCTGCAGCTGCTGAAGCTCCTCCTGACGGTCCTTCAAGTCCTGAATCAACTCTTGGAGCTCCGCCTTGTTCATCGTTTTGTTTGACATAATCTAAAAGTTTATCTTTAATAATTTGAATCTTTTCTCTGAGTGGAAGCGAAGAACCAAACTCTACAATATCAATGTTCTCACGTTCGAATCGTGCAATCAATTCTGAGAAATTGATTTTAAGCTTTACAAAATTTACGTTAAGTAAACTTGCGTTGTAGAGAGTCATTACCTCGTTAAGAGTTTTATGAGGATATGGCTCTAATTGCTTCAAGATAAGCATTCTCTGCAATATCAGTGGATTGTTGCGATATTCAACCTCAAGAATCTGCTGCATTATAGCATCAAGTTCTGTCTCAGTTGCTCCACTGTCTTTAGCAGATTTATACTTAGAATAGAGTTCTTCAACCGTAAAGACATAAAACTCTGTTCCCCAGCTGATAGAAGATGATATGAAACCATCTCCATAGCGTAACTTGCAGATTGTGTCTTCTACAAACTTCTGAGCCTGTTCAAAGTCTGTCTTTAGAGTATTCAGAACAGCTGTTTTGCTCTCAAAGTTAGCCGCTACTTGTGTCTCATTGATAGCTTCTTTCTCTGAAACTGCTGCATTACCTCCTGCTCCTACTACTGAAACTACAATCTCGTCGTGTAACCGCCGAACTTCTTCAACATTATACTCAAGGCTGTCTTTATCAATAGTAGTAATCTGAACAGGATTACGCATATCAGCTATGCCTTCTGACTGATTAGGAACAGGTACCTCTAAGAAGGAACCTGGACCTGCTATACGTTTTTCACCACAGCAAGGACATTTTTTAACTGTTCCATCGGCATTAATTTCGTAATTTCCATCTGCATTTCTTAAGAATCCGCCATCGCAGTATTCGCCTGTTTCGTTATTCTCAAAATTGCAATCTGCCTCATAAGCAGAATAGATTGGATATGGAGCATACAAATCAAGATGCTGTTTTGATATTGAGAAAAACAAGTACCAATCAAGACGTGAAAGCTCCTTTGTAATAGGATTTTTCTTAATATCTGGATATTTCTCATTAATTGGAGTAGTCCAGAAGAATCTCGCTGGGCAAAAACCTAAGTTATGAACTGCCTCAGTAAGAAGTGACTGAATCTCATTTTTCTCGTTAAGCTGAAATATTCTTATTGAAGTACTGTCAAAGACCGCTATTCTATGTTCTGGCTGCTTGAATATCAGCCATTCAAAATTAGTGATACTCTTATCTACAAACTGATAGTCGATTACTTGGTCTATATTCAGCCAATAGAAATAAGGTTCTGGTCTGAAGCTCTTTTGCTCTTGTGGTAAATCAACAACAAGTATACTGTTAGGTGATACTTGCAGCTGTTTCCAACCTTCTGTTTTCCAAATATCCGGCTCGCGAAGATTGTTCTTTTTGTAGTTCAACCAATCTTCAAGCAGTTCAGATGATGTAAACTGATATGCTGAATTCGAGTTTCTGCTATAGAATACTCGTTCGAGCTCTCGATAAACATCGTCTATTACTGCTGAAGTTGGTAACGGATATTGAAACAATTGCAAGAAGATGTTGTACTTATCCTTTGGAAGGAGGTGCGATACCCATTCCAAAAATAGCTGAGCAGAGCGATTATAATCATACAAGGATATGTTAGTTTCCGTATGGAACCTAACACGCTGCTGAAGTGAAACTGCTTTACTGATAAGCTGTCTCTTACTTGGTTTCAGCAGAATTTCCCTTATTTGATTTAAGTCTAAGACCATATTCCTCTGTATATTCGTATTCACTGTCTTCAGGTACATGCCAACCGCCATTTACGATTGGTCCCTGGTCGAGAATTCTCTCAGCATGAGAGAGCTCAAACTCCTGTGAGAGCTCTCCTGCTTCAAGACGTACCTTCTTTACTGGTTTTTTCATTTTCTGTTGTAATTAAAGAGCTAAACCACCTTCATCTCCACTATCACCAGAACTTACGCTCCCCCTGATGTACCATTTACAAGGTCTGTGAGCGGATTGTAATCAAGAGTATCACTCTTAATCAATACCAAGTCATCAGACCAGTTAGGATAGAAGCTCCAGCTAATAGAGTTAGAATCTGGCTCCTCATAGCCGCCAAGGTTCTTATCGCCAACGAAGAACTTGTCAACTGGAATTGGCATAAAGTTTGTAGCATCAGCATCTGCGAGTGCTCCAATATTGCCATTCTCGTCAATCAAATACACACCAATCTTCTCACATGAGTAAGTCTTGAGTGTCTTGATAACTGACTGGGCTTCCTGATAAATAACACCTGAGAAAGTAGTTGGCTCGCGGCCAATAACAATCTCTACGCCACCTAGAGTCTGATTACCACCACCAAAGGTGCGTGCTTCACCTGGCTCTGTAGTAGGGTTCTGGATATAAGGAGAAATAATCAGCTTAGTGCCATCATCTGCTGTAAACAATGGTGTCATTTTAGCCTTAGCCTTAATAGTTGCCTCTGGCAGCTTGTTCAGTGTACCAGTAGAACTATAAATACGGCTAAAAATTACCTTCTGAATCTGTCCAAAGCTTTCTTTGCACTCAGCAATCTCAAGGTCATTGAGATGCTTGCCTGTTGGACATCCGCAATTCAATCCCATAATATAATTTTACGTTTAAGTTATTAATATGCAAAGTCTTAACATTGAGTGCAAGCTTTGCGTTCACTAGTTGCAGATGCTGGACTCGAACCAGCGTTCTCTTGGATATGAGCCAAGCGAGATACCAACTTCTCCAATCTGCGATGTGTGAGCCGCGACAGCAAGAGGATTCGAACCCCTGACCTCAGGTTTACAAGACCTGTGCTCTAGCCCTCTGAGCTATGCCGCCCCTGATACTCACTTTGCCCTCGCCAGAGGAATCGAACCTCTATCAGCTACCAGACGGATGTTTGAAGTATAGCTGACTACCGTAACGAGGATGTGAGCTTCCGCTGAAGCTCTTAAGTAAGGTCAACAAAAACACTACTAACTAATGTAAAAAACTTTTTATGTATAACCTACAACTAACAACCTTCCATTCACATGGAACAGAAAAAACGATTTGGTAAAAGCTCTTCCCACAAACTTTTAACAGTGCAAATATACTAATAATATTTGAATTATAAAAGTTTTTTATGTTAAAGTTTGTTAAGAGGCTTAAAATTTAATTTCTAAGCCTTATCTTATTGCTGTTATGTTTCCTTGCGTGCATCTCACAGATACCTGTTAAACAGTCTGGGGCATCATCGTGCTGTTGCTTCTTGTTATCTTTTCTATAAGACATAAGAGCTGCATAGAACTTAGGCCATTTCTTTTCCCAGCCTTCTGGGAACAGTATATCGTTCTGTGCCACTCCTGAGTATGTGAATATGCGTGTCACTTTCTTCTCTGTCTGGGTGAATGTTCTTACAGCTGTTCTGAAGTTACGGAACGTTATACGGAGTAACTTCTTAACATTTCTAGAGAACGAACGGCCTCCATTGTTAGACTCTATAAGCGCTGAAGAGGTATTATTTCGTGTAAGCATCTCAGCTACTTCGGGTTCGGTTTTCTCCATTGGAGCATCTGTAAACAGCACATCTGTAACATAGCAGAACTCAGGCGTATCTATAAAGCAAATGGAACAGAGAAAATCGGCTCCAGTATCAGCTGTATCTGTGTAGTTCCACTTATGCATAGCGTCATGGCCTGTAGGTAGTTCTGAGCGATTATAAGTTTTAAAGCCTTCTGAGTACATAAGACCTTCTTTTGGTGTCGGGTCTTGCATATACTGTGTATCAAACACCATCGGATTAATTTCTCTCATGTGGTCAAGCTCTTCCAAGGTATGCTTCATCGGCCACAAAGCGTGACGCTCATGTGTAACAGGGTCTTCTTGTATAGCTGGCAATGATAATACAGTCCATTCATCTGGTTCTATCTCTTGCAGATAGCCGCAGAGGTCGTGCTCGTGAAGCCTCTGCATGATTATGATAATTGGAGTATTACGACTATTAGTACGGTTACGAATAGTATTCTCAAATCGTAAATTAATACGTTCACGGACAATATCTGAATCTGCGTCCTCTGGCTTGATAGGGTCATCTATCATAATAGCTCCTTGGAATACATTCTGCTTAGCACCTATCTGCTGCAGCATCTCATTCATGTTCTCATCGAATGTGAGATTATCGGCAACGTCAGAGCCTTTGATTGGTTCCTCTTCATCTACATTACCAGCGCCGAAACCTGTTACCTGGCCTTGTGTTGACACAGCATACATCTCTCCACCGGCAGCTGTTCTCCAACGTTTGTTTGATGCTTTTTCTTTCTCAAGTCTAGAACCTGGAAACAGCTCTTTGTATAATTCTTCCATCATGATAGAGCGAACGGTGTCTGAGTTATCAGCTACAAGCACATCAGAATATGACAAATGTAAGAAGCGGCATTTAGGATTTAGCGCAAAACACCAGCTTATAAACGATTTGATAACAAGTTCAGTTTTACCGTATCGAGGAGCAATATTGATAATTAGGCGAGTGCACTTGCCATCTACAACGTCTTGTAAGGCTTTCATAATCTTTTTATGGTGCTCGGCCACTATGAAATTACGCTTATACTGAGCTTTAAACATAGCCTTAGTATATGCCTCGAATGATGATAGCATTTCTAATCGAAGCAATTCTTTTGCATTTACTTGAGATGGTCTAATAGACTGTGCATCTATGACTCTCTGCTGCATTTCAGAGAGTGTCTGTTTTGGGGTTCTCATAATTTAGAAATTATAAATGGAGCCAGGTGCACAAGCGCGCAAAATAAAGAAGTATCAATAAGTAATAACTAGTTTGAAATGTGTACCTGGCTCCTTGTTTAATATCGCATTATAATATATATAATGTTCGCGTGGGCGGGCGCGCGTATAGAGGAGCATACATAGGCGGAAATTACTTTAAAAGTGACTCACGAATCAATATGTACGCTTCTCTTGAGACTGGTGTATTCGGTATAATACCAGCTGCTGTAGACTCTTTTGGAAGGTCTAGCATCATACCGGTTTTACCGAATATACGGTCCCATAGTTTCTCTACTGTTTGGATTTCTCCAATCTTAGCGTCATTCATAAGGCGCTTAACCACTATCTTTATTGCAAGTGGAGTGGCTTCATTATCATATACAGCTTGTAGCTGCTTCTGATTAGCTGTAAGAAGAGTTGCTAAGAGATTAGCAGTATCATTTTTTGTAAGCTGAAGATTGAGATTAATATTCAGCTTAGATAAGAGCTTTACCACCTCTGGGCGAGTGGTACCTTGAGAAAGCATAATCTGCTTAGCTATGTTCTCTGCCATTCTAGGCTGTCCGTGAGCTACTGCTACGGCATTAGCTGTTTCGATTATCTCCTGTGGCTTCATAGAAGGGTCTTCATCTTCTAATTGCTGAGCAGCATTATCGAAGCGCTCTTGTTTTTGTTGCTTGTAACGAGCAACAGCCTCTCTAGCGGCTTGGCCTTCAGCAGCTTTCTGCAGCTTGAGTTTAGCCCTAGCCAACTCTGCAGCTGTTTTCCTGTCATGAGTGTCTTTAGCTTTAGTCTGTGCTAAGCTTTGACGCTCTTCCAGTCCATCAGTTCCTAACAAATCAGATGAATCTGGCAAAATGTCATTTATCTCTTCGTTTATACGTTCTGTACTTTTCATAATTGCTGAATTTAATTAGAGTAAATCTGAGATGTCATTATCTAAGTCTTGGAAGCTGATTACGGTCTTGCTTCCAAGCACGCTAATTTCTAGATTTGAAACAGGTCTAAATAATGCTTTCAGGTCTCTAGAAAGAGTATCGCTGGATGGAAGAATGTAGCTTGCTTCGGCCTTACCTGGTACTAAAATCCGTTTTGCGAAATCTAATAGTATAATTAGCCTTGTGTTCGATAAGTAAAACCAAGAGTAAGGTATGTGCAGCTCCTGTTTCCAAGTTGTTCTTGGAATAAGCTGTTGCTTGGCTAGCAAAAGCATAAGATTTTTCATTTGTAACCGGGCTGCATCGCGCATCGCGTATTTACTAGAGGCTTGGCTCTGTATCATCCGAATATCGGCATCTTCACAGATTTTCTCGAATTCTATTAATGTTGTGGCCGATTTACGAAGAGAAATAGTTGCATATGCACACCCATATTCATATCTCATATTGCCTCTTAGCAAAAGAGTCAAAGTGAGAGCGAGTTCTGAGTCCGTTAACTGCTCTGCAATTACTGGTATTTTAAAATTCTGTATCATAGTAAATCTGAAACGTCTTCATTTACAATCGGCCACATCTTAATGATAGCCTCATTATCTTCTATATAATTAAACTGAATCATAGAGTGTTCTGTATTTTTTAGCACATCATACAAATCTTTTATAAATCTTCTGGGTCCCTTGACAGCGTGGAGGCTATCTGTAAGCCTTATCATTTCTTCTGTCTTTCCAGTTCTTTTTGTTTTTCTTAAATGGAATTCACTGAATAAATCATACGTCAAATCATACAGAATTCTCAGTTTATCAGAAGATAGAAAGTGCCATGAATTAGGTATTTGCAACTCGTGTTTCCAATTGGTCTCTGGCAGTAAGCTTTGTTTCGCTAGAAGCTTTTTAAGATTTTGACCCCACATGTAATAACGCTTTTTGCACGTGTCGCGTGGTTGGGTTTCAAACGGAATTTGAAGTTCACAGCAAGCATTTGAGATAGTATGTTTCACTTGCAAATTGCATTCTTCTTCATAATCGGTAAAATATGTTTTTTTCTCTACCTTAGAGAATGATATGTAAGAGGCTTTTTCAGTATAATTACCTCTTAGCATCAGAGCTAGTGTGACTACTAGCTCTGATGTTGCTAGCTCATCTGCTTTA